TTGTTGAAATTATATTGATAGGATATAATTTGATTTCACCTTTTATATAATCAATTTCTCCAACATTTCTTTTTACAATTTCTGGTTGAGTCGGGGAAGATAATCTAAAGAGATTAATAGATCCAGATTTACCATCTGAATTTGGAAGATCAGAAAGATAAACAATACCACCAATTCCACTTACAGTAAATCCGGATGATTTAATATTATATCCACTCATACTACGAATATGGAATCTATTACCATAACAAATTTCATAATCAGCAAAAGTATTTACTGATGCTTTTAAATCTCTCCTAATAGTTATATTAGTAATATTAGAGGTAATTGCTTGATAACTATTATCAATTAAAGTTAAGAATTTACTATATTTAAATCTTGCTCCAAATCTATTTAATTCTGTCGAATCGGAATATGCCGTAATATTTGAAAGAATTGCATCAGATGCAACGTCTGGTGTTGGTACTAAATTAGTATTATAATAAACTTTTGAATCTGCTTCAACGTAAAGATACTTAAGATCAACTATTTCTGGAACAATACCAGCAACAGTATATTTCTTAAGTTCATTCTTAATATTATCTTTAGTTAAGTTTGAAAGATATCTATCATTATTAGGTTTAATGCTAATATAAACTTTTCCATATTGTGGTGGAACTAAATCTTCACCACCATAAACTGAAACTGATTCAGTTTCTGCATAAATGGAAGGAATTAGAGCCTCATAATCTGCTGTAGTTACTGCTCTATTCCTTGATGCGTATATTCTAGATGCATATTTTTTAATTGATTCTACACCTTCAATACTTGATCCGGAATGAGAGGTTTGACTTGTGGTAAGTAAAGAAATACCAGTAGTTACTATTCTATTACTTTGATCAACTAGTGTTCCAGCATAACTAAATTTAGAAAGATTATTAGCATCTTCACCATTTGAAATATTATAATCTATCATAATATAATTTGGAGCTTCAAGTTCTATTCCAAATATACCATCACCAAAAATTAATTCATACCTTTCATTTTCAATTTCTTGTATAAAATATATTGCCGATTTTGAATTAATATCAAATAAACTATCTGCGAGTTTATATTCTCTTGTAACTGTAGAATAATTATTAGGTTTTACAGTTACATTTATTAAACTTGTATCGATACCGGAATTCTTAAGAATAAATCTTTGTTTTGGATTGAATGAATCAATTGTAAAATTCTGTGTAACACGTACTCCTTCATAAACAGTAATATCATTAAATTGTGCAATATTATCTGCTACAGAAACTGTAATATCTTCAGGTATAGTAAATGAATAACTTTGCGATCCAAATGGACTAGTATTACATATAATACCTTTTTTTAAAGTTAAAGTTACTGGTTGATTGGTAAAATTACTAGTATCAACAAAAAATGATATCACTGCTCTTGCAGATTTTCTTGATCTTGGAACATATCCAATATTCCTTGCAAGAGAAATGACATTCTCTCTTAAAGTTGCACTATCAAAAAATACTTCATTTGATACCATATTGGCATTATATGAAGTAATATACGTATTATATGCAAGAACATCTATAATCGTTGATAGATTAGAACCTTCAAAATCATAATCAGTAAAAGTTGAATTCGATCTAAGATAATCTTTAATCGAAACTTTTATTTGGTCAAAATCTAAATTAGCAAAATTTACTAGGGACATTATCGTGTTGGTTGTAAGGCATATGACAATTGTTGAGGCAATACATCAATTCCAATAATATTATAATTTATAATTGCTTCAAATTCTCCAGAATCATAATTTGGAATTATAGAAACAAAATTAAGACTAACTCTTGGCTCATAATTTTTAATTAATAATTCAATTTCAGTCTTAATTGAAGATGCTGTAAGAGTATCAACATTTTCAAAAAGGAGTGCGGTTACATCAGAACCAAGATTTGGTCTAAAAAACTTTTCTCCTTTTTGCGTATGTACTAAATTACGAATAGAACGAGCAATAGCAGTCTCATTTTTAATTGCAATAATATCAGTGGTCAATGGATTGACCTTAAATGAGGCGCTAATGTCTTTAAAAGCTTTACTTATCCGTTCTACCGGCATTATAATTTAAGAAATTAGGAATCTGTTTTATTTATTACTAATAATTAACTAAAATTCAGCTAGAGGGACAGATTCTCCTTCAGTATCATCATGATCCCAACCTTCAATGTCTAAAATTGGGTCATAAATCTCTTTTTGGACTCCTAAATCACGTTTTTTAGGTGTTAAATCATCATTTGAGATTTCCCTAAGGAATTTTTTATCGTGATTTGTCATGTTTTTAATTTTTTTCATATATTATTAGTTATATGCATAAAAAAAGAGCATTTTACTGCTCCTTAAATATTATTTTTTATTTACCTTGCCCTCGATATAACTTTTTTTTGTGATTTCGAGAGGTGGCCGCATATTTTGTGTGTTTACCTGTCCCTTGACGTGATTTTTTTGGTGTTGATTCAATTTTTCCTTCAATACTACTATAAAGTGCCATTAATTTTTAGGTTCCTCATTAATTATAGGTTCAAATACAAGATTCATAATATCTTCTGCGGTAATACTTCCTTTTTTATTGAAAGTATCAATTCCCCATTGAGTAATAGTGTGATTTTGTTCTTCTGAAGTAAGATTTTCTTTTAATACTTTACCATTACTAACTAAATTATAACGCATTTCTGCTGTTTTTTTAGATTCTTTCTCCTCCCATTCTTTATATTCCTTTTCTTGTTTTTTTATAAAGTTTTGTTGTAATTCTTCTCTTTTTTTATCTTCTTCTATTTTTCTTTCTTCTATTCTTACTTGTCTTTCTGCTTCTATAAAAGGATCTGAAGAATTACAACCTTTACATGAATTATCAGTCATAAGTTTAAATTAATTAGTTTTTCTTTTACTGATTCTGAAGTGGCACGTATTCGATAACTAACATTATCTCTACGAGACAATTCGGTAAGGATCTCAGCAGAAAGATCCCATAATTCCGAACTTGCCCTATATTTAATAGGCCAATGAGTTTTTTCGTTTGAAAGTTTTCTCATTGCTATTTATTAAATAACGCGAGTTTTTTCGTGCCCTACTCTAATACGAGGATCGCACCAGATCTCAAACCCTTCCTCTTTAGCATCTAAACAGAAACTAACATCTTCCCCACACATATCTTGCACATTACCAGACTCAAATACTTGCATCTTTGGTGCAAACCATGGATACTCAAGATTCTCAAATACTCCATTCTTAATCATTACCCACCCAAATCCAGTGTAATCAACCGTAAATGGCTTCTTACGCTTACTCATTGATTCGCATGTTTCATGATTCATAACTCCACCATTCTTGCGGAAATCATCTTCCTCTAACCAGTGTGCAACTGACGTGGTTTGTCCGTCCTCAGTAGCATACCAGCCACCTACAATTTCATTCTCTGCTTGCTCTACTCCTGCACTATCTGGTCCAGGTACTGCTAAATCACATAATTGCCAGAACTTCTCTGTATTAAAGACAATATCCGAGTCAATCCATAGTTGATAATCATACTCTAATTTACCATCCCAAGGTACTTGCTTTGGTCCTCGTAGTACATTAGCACCTAAACACTTACAACGTGCAAAGTTAACCATACTACTATAATCTTGACTGATCTGAATACTCATTCCATTTTGTACCATGTCAAAACATAATTGTACAAAATTCTTTAGGAATATAAATGAACATCCCCTTCCAGGTAAACAAAATACAATTGTTTTACCTTTCATTCTTGCTTTAATAGCTTCAATGTCCCATTCTGCCTCTTTAGGCTTGGGTGTGTTTGCTTTAACTGTAAATCCTTTTGCCATAGTTTTAATAAACCTTCAGTTCAATTATATCAGTTTATTTATTACTTGTCAATTATATTTTCTGCTGCATTATCTTCGGGTTTCACTAATATGATGGACCCCCACTTGGTTCCTTATATCCTTCTTCATTATATCCATTCCCTTTCTTATCTACTACAATTCTTTCATAATTTAAATCTTTTAATTCATAATCTGTCTTTATTAATTCTAACATATTCTGTAACATATCCCATTTTTCATCAAATTCTTTTTTATTTAATGAATGATATAAACATTTCTCCTTTGCATATATGTGAAATTGATACTCCCTAATTGCCATATTCCTCCTTAAGATACACATGCATTATATATCAATACAATAC